TTTATATTAAAAAACGATCAAAATGTGCCGTTGGGTATTCAAGTAATAGACCCTCGCACAATGAGAATAATGGCAGACAAATATGGGAATATTAAAGAATACATACAAACAAATTTCGGACAAGAGTCGGTGTATTATACACCTGACGAGATTATTCATTTTGTTTTTGATTTTTCTACTGATAATGCCCTTTTTGGTTGTTCACCTATTGAATCTATTGTTTGGGAGTCAAAGGCCGAAATGTCGGCTCAAATGAGCAATTATTTTTTCTATGAAAACAACGCAGTCCCTTCACATCATCTTATACTTGAGGAAGATGTAAGCGAAGAACAAATGAAAGAATTGAAAATCGAGCTCGATAAAAGATTTACAGGAGCACAGAATAGGTTTAAATCAGGAGTCGTGCCTTTTATTAAAGACATCAAAACGATTACTCCATCACAAAAAGAAATGGAGTTTATTGCCACTCGACAATTCTCTACAAAGAAAGTTTGTGCGGCCTTTGGGGTAGACCCTTTTATGTTGGGATATACCGAAAAAGTACAAAGAGGAAACGCAGAAGTCGTTTACACAACCTTTTATCAAGATACAATTCGCCCGTATGAAGTTTATTTTGAGGAAATAATAAATGATCAATTGCTCCCTATTTTGGAATTGGATAAGATTAAGTTCGTTGTTAATCTTTCAAATTATGATGATGAACAAAGAGTATGGGACTCTACAAGAAATGATGTGGTTTCAGGAATAATGACAATAAATGAAGCAAGAGCATTGAGAAATATGCCACCAAGCGATAATGAATTTGCCGATGAACTTATGCAGGCAGGAATGTTGATTGACGATCTTGGCTCAGAAGCTCAAGAATTTGCAAAAGATATGCGTGAGTTCTCAAAAAGAAGGTTCAAAGAAATAAACAATTTATTAAAATGAGATATGATAACTTGTTATTCGACTGCCTGTTTAAAGCAATGGCAAGGCCAAACGGCAGAAAACTTAGAAGGAAAGAGAAGAAACTCGAAAAGACGGTTTATCAGGACTTTGAAAAACAAAGGGAATATATTGTTAAACAATACAGAAGCAAGATAGCAGGGAAGGGATTGAGCGAAGATATAGATGATCTGTTTGATGAATTGGATGATGAGTTGATGATTGGGCATATAATTGATTCCGCCGCAGAAACGATGAAATTTGGAGCGGAATATAGAATTGGGAAAGAAAAATTAGGACGTTTTGGAATAAAATTTGATTTAGACCATCCTTCTGCTGTAAAATATCTACAGACAGACAGGCCATTGACTCTGGCCAAAATGAAACAGACAACAAAAGAAACGATTAAACCGTTATTACAAGAGGCCGCAGGAAAAGGAACATCACCGCAAGAATTGGCAGAGTTACTAAGCGAGGAGTATGCATTTTCAAGAGAAAGATCATTGATGATTGCTGTAAATGAGATAGGACATGCTTACGAATATGGGAACAAAATACCAATGGAAGATTTAAAAGATGAAGGGTACAAGGTGAAAAAGAAATGGCAAACGGTAAATGATGACAGGGTAACCGAAGAATGCAGAGCAAACCAAGCGATGGGATGGATAGACATAGACGAGTCTTTTGATTCCGGTGACGATGAGCCACCAAGAGAAGGGAATCCGAGATGCAGATGCACCACCTTATGGGAATTTACAGAATAAATATTTAATTAACAATTACTCTTATGCCCGCTATGAAATGTGATAATGGTAAATGGAAATGGGGACAAAATGGTGAATGTGTTTATGATTCACGAGAAGATTGCGAAGAAGCCAACGAGGGGAAACATAGTTTGAAAAAAAATAAAGATATAAGGTATTTTCAAGCAGAATTTAAGGCAATACCAAAAGAAGGATTTGACGGGAAATTGTCAGATGTAACAAAAGAACAAAGCAAACTCGGGACTGTGATAACAGGGTATGCCTCAACCCCTGATGTTGATAGATACAATGATGTTGTTGAGCCCGGAGCTTTCACTGACTCGATAACCGATGACTACAAGTCAAATCCTATAGTGCTTTTTCAACATGACCCGTACAGGCCAATCGGAAAAGCCACATATATGGCAATTGATGCGAACGGACTTTATATCGAAGCTGTAATAGTGGACGCCGAGATTGAGCCTAAAATCCAAGCAGGCATTTTAAGAGCATTTTCGATAGGCTACATACCGGAAGAGATTGAATATAGAGATAAAGACGGAAACTTACTCGACGAGGAGATGGATATTTTAAGAATTTTATTTGATAGTACGGTAAAAAGAACAATCAAGCGTCTTGATCTTGTTGAAAATTCGGTTGTAAGCCTACCTGCGAACCCAAAAGCATTATTCACAATGGAAAAATCTTTTAACGCTTATTTTGATGATGTCATTTCACAAAAGTTTTTTAAAGAGACAAAAGATGCTATAATATTCAATGGGATGAAAAGCGAAAGTGGTGAACCAATGATATTCTATAAAAAAGATTGGGACATTGAATCTGTAAAACAACATCTTAAAGATTTATATAAGTCAAAATCTCTAACAAAAAAAGAAATGGCTATATCTAAAAAGGAAGAAGAAACAACAACACCAGCAACTCCACCGACAGAACCGGAGAAAGTTGAAACTGCACCAGTAACCGAGACCGACAGCGGTGAAAAACCCGCTGAAACGGAAGGTAGTGAAACATCTACCGAAGGTGAAAAGGTAGAAGAAACAACTCCTCCTGCCGAGGAAGCCCCTGCTGTTGAAACTCCAAAAGAGGAGGATAAACCTGCTGAAGAAAATCCTGAAGATAAAGGATTTATTAAGGCAGAAGTTGCAATCGAGGCTGTAAAAAAAGTTCACGAAGAACTTGATGCTACAAAAAAGAAATTGGAAGTAGCAGAAAAGGAAAACGTTGAACTTAAGTCGAGATTGGAAAAACTGCCTGCTAAACAAGGATTGGCTTATGTAAAGCAGGAAAAATTCGCTGATGGAGTTAAGAAAGAAGAAACTACGCCTGATCAAAAAAGTGGCTTTATTGACGCTTTAAAGACGGCGGCAAACTAATTCATAACAAGCAAAAAAATGCTTAAAGAACAGATTAAATCAGTAGAGGACTTGCTCCTCTATGCAAGAAAAAATGGGTCGCCGATGGAAACAAAGGCAAACGAGAACGTCGATCCAACAACCAATGCAAATTGGTATTCCGCTTATGGGATGGTGAGTGAGATTAAGGACATGACTTTTCAAAGAGGACAATTGCTTTCACAACTTCAAGAAGGTTTTGAGGGCAACAATCTCCCAGACAGTTACCCTGTGCCTTACAATATCACTAATCAATTCATGCAGGGGAAAACTGTATGGAGGGATGAGGCAAGACCATCTTTCGATAATCGTCCAATGACAGATGCGAAGGGTACTATTGCTCCCGTTTCCTTCATATTACAGATTGGTGTGAATGATGAGATGATCGCTACTTCAACAGATAAGGGACTTTATGACAAATTGGTACAAATGCTTGCAAAAGCGGCCGTATCAACGGTCGAGGGTTGTATTATCAATGGAGACACGGAAACTGGTGGTACGGGCAATGTAAACTCTGATGATCAAGCTCCTGCGACAACCTTTGCAACAGAGGGTGGAGCAGAGTATCACTCATTAAAAATTGATCATGGTATCCGTGAGAACTGCGTTACGAATTCAAAGACTTATGACGTTTCTGCGTTTGACTCTGATGACATGATGACGGTAAGAGCTCTTTTGGCTGGACGCTATAACTCAAGAGCTTCTGACCTCTTGTATCTATTCGAGCCATCTACTCATTTGACGGCAATGACGGATGATGCCTTCAAATTAGCTTATGCTACACGCAATCCGAGCGTGGATGGGTCAAATTTACAGAGTGCATTTGGTGTTACAAGTATCGTCCATGATCTAGTACCAAAAACCGAAGCAGATGGGAAAGTGTCTGCAACTCCATCAAACAATACAAAAGGACAATTCCTTTGTGTATTCAAACCAGCTATCAGATGGGGTTACGGTAAGGATGTTCAAATTGAAGTTGAAAGAGTACAGGGTTATGGGTTTGAATTGACTTTGACGATGAAATTTGGGTTTGTGATTCTTGATCTTGCAAACACTTGTGCGATGGGTCGTGATGTTACTGTCTAAAATTGAGGTTTTATCTCCTGCTCCTTTACAGGGGCAGGGATAAGAACTTAATTAACAACAAACAAATGGAAAACCCAAAAGTGTTCGTAAAATTTACAGGCGAAGAGCCTATGAAAACTAGGTTGGTTCGTATGGGCGAAAAGGTAGAATTTAAAAGCGGAGATGTTTATTTGATGGATTTTGTTAAGGCAAAATCTACCTGTTCACGATATAAAAATTTCAAAGTATTTAAACCTGAAGAATTGACACCAGAAGAAATAGCAAAAGCTGTTTCTTATGAAAAAGAAGAAGGAGAAATTGAGGAAGCAGAAGGTGAGGAAATGGAAGGAGAAGAAAAACCAAAAAGAGGACGAAAAGCAAAAGTTAATTTCTAACAATTAAATTATGGCTAAAGAAGGATATGTAAAAAAAGGGAAAACCCCTATTAGTGCTTTAAGGGAAATAACTGCGGCGACAACTCCCGAGTCGTTGCAACCATCGATCACAGGGACGGGGATTGCGTTTGTTGATTCCAACCCTGATACAATCACCGATACAGGAAACAAATTCCTTTTAAAAGGGTTTAACGCAGGTGATAAAATCACAGTTTCAGGTTCTGTTTCAAATGATGGGGTATATGAAATTGCGACAGTAGTTGCAGGGACTATTACCCTTGTTGCCGGTGACGCATTAACGGCGGAATTGGCCGGAGCAACAGTAACAATTACAAAACTCGGCAGAGTTTATTGTCGAGAAATTACGGTGCAAGTGCCATCAGGAAATACAAGCACAAAATTGGCAGTTGCAAGAACATCAAGCGTTGATTTGACGACAGAATATGGGTTTATATTGGCAAAATTAAATACTTTTACATGGCAAGGGGTTTATCTCGATGAAATTTATGTGGATGTTGGAACGAATGCAGATAAAATATTTTATGAATATACGCCAGTCCTAACCTTAACTTAAAATACAATGAGTTTCATCAAAAAATTTATTGCTTCGGCATTATCTTTGTTGCTTTTAAGCAATACTGCATTTGCAATCGGATTAAATTCTGACATTGGGATACAAAATTATACAACGCTCGAAGGGAGTGTGAATGTTGTGCCTATTGATACAACCTATGAATCCGGTTCAAATACTACGAGATGGGCAAAGACATGGACTGTTGATCTTGATGTATCAGGAGTTTTTACCTTTGGAGGAATGATGGGGAGCAATCTCGATATGGATGGCTACAATTTAATTCTTGATACAGATGGTGACACGGCTCTTGTAAATGATCGTGATGCAACTCTTGGCGATGATGAGTTTGCTTTTGATATTGCTGGTGCAAGAGATTTTAAATGGGCGGCAAACCTTTTTACTATCTTGGCAGGTAGCAATCAACTTTTGGAAGATGCAACGGCTATAAAAAGCGGCTCTGATTCCGACTGGGTGCTTTTAAGTTATGATGAAGCAAATGATGATGTTCTTTTAAATACAACGGCAAAAGTAGGGTCACAAAATATTGATTATGGTATGTACCAGATAGCAACCGATACTGGGAATGCTTCAATGACTGCTGATCAGGAAATTTTTGAGATAGGAAAAGGGGCGGCAAGAGCAGGACAAGTAGGTTGGAGTGAATTATTGGCTCTTGATGAGGATGGTGATTTGGGGATAGCCGGAGCATTTGCTCCACTTGGAGGAATTGCTTTAAATGATGATATACAACTCAATCAGGGTACAGGACTCGATTATGGACAACTCTATGAAACCGCAGACGCAAACGCCCTCGAAATGGTTTATTACATAGATAAAACAAAGGACGCAAACAATGTTCCTGTGTTTGTTTATGGTGATGAAACCGCTTTAAATAAAGATTTAGGACTTTTCAATGGAGTTACCAATCCAACGATTGCAGTTGTCAGCGATGATGCAACGAAGGCTCTTTATTTACAACATAATGGAACAAATGGAGTCGTGAATGTAAGTTCAGGAAGTCTTATTCTGACTCCGACCACTTCTGTTACTGGTGCACTTATCTTTTCTAGTAATGGTCTTTATTCTTCTGCCACCTCGTCTTGGTTGGGGTTTGGTGGATTTGCCGCGACAGATACATTTTTTACCTATGACGAAACTACCGCACAATTTGGTTCTTTCTTAGGTAGTGCTAGTGGGAGGCAGTTTATTATCGGAGAGGCAACTTACAATGTCAATGCAGGAGCTTATGATTATGACCACGCAGTACAATCAAATCCAACACTGTACTTACAATCAGTCAATAATCCGAATGTAGATAATCGCCAGTGGGTGAAATGGTACAACGATGGTTCTAATTCTTATCACTTGACAGGCATTGGCGGTCATAGATTTGGTTTTGAAGCTATCGGGGCGAGCGGGATAATGTCATTCTCGGGTAATCTCACCGCAGGAGATGTGTTCACGATTGGAGCGACTCCATTTACGGCAGGAGTTACTTTTGCCGTTGGAGCAAATCTTGACGCAACTATTGATAACATCGTTACGGCGATTAACGCTTCGGCTGAAGCTGGCAACGTAACAGCGATAGCAAATCCGGTAGGGGCTTCTTCTACGTCAATCATAATCGAATATGACGCTACTGGAATAGATGGCAATACCTACAATCTTACCGAAACAACTGACGCAGGTAGCGTGTTCACGTTTCAGGGAGCAATGGTGTTCACAGGCAATCCTTCTTCTTATGGAACGGCACAGCCTATAGTATTTACAGTTGGCGGAGCAACTCTTACGGGAGTATGGACAGCCCCCGGAGCTAATCAATTCTTACTTGGAGGTACTCTCTCTGAAACTATGGATAGCCTTACAAGAGCATGGAATGCTTTAGCGAATGGGATTGTTGCAATACACGACGGCAATAATATTTATTATCAAGGTACGACTATTGCAGTTAATACTTTTACGGAAACAACAGATACGGACAACGTGTATTCATTCACGAACACGACTCCGGGCGGTTCGACTACTTTATATGGAGGTCGCGTGTTCTCCGCATTCATGGACATGCAACCAACTTACCAAAAACTCACAAAGCAAGGAACGGCCACTGTCGGCACTACTACTTATAGTTCACAATATCTTGGCTTGATGGCTTCCGGCTGGGATACTGATGGGAGTGGTGCTCCGCCAAACGATGTCGCGGTTGCAAGAGATGTAGAATTTCGATTTCAGACTAACGCTTCAACTGGTACAGGTGTTAATGGAACTTTAGCCATAACACACTGGAGGGATGGAGTATTGACTGCCACAGGCATGACTCTCAACTCGGCTGGCACAGTAACATTTGCCGGTAATGTTAACTCTACAAATGCTACGTTCACTACAACCGCAAGTACCGGATTGACTGTAAAAGGAAACGATGCTGATGATGCCAGTGCAATAGGAGTAACGCTTGATAACGGAGTTACTTTGACGACAGCAGGCGGTAAATTAGTTAGTTTCAAGAATAATACAGTTGAAAAAGCATATATTGATTATCTTGGCAACTTCTACGCGGTTGCTAATAAGGCTCTCATCATAGGAGTAGAAGACCAATCGGATTTAGGAAATACGGCTGGTGTAGGGCTTTCAATCCTAGCCGATGATGGTGGCGGACTAGCTGCTGGTGTGGCAAATGGAGGAGGAATTACAATCACCGCTGGAGACGCGGGTGGTTCAACTGGTAATGGTGCGGGCGGTATAGTCAGATTATATGGAGGAGCGAAAGTGAACTCTGGTCAGTCCGGTTATGTGGCGATAGGTAATGGTACACCGACAAATCTTTTATCAGTATTCAATACAGAATCATTGTACGTTGATGGTTATTTTGAGGTAAACAACGCTTCACGATTCAACTCTACTGCTACTTTTAGCACCCGAGCTATCAAGGATGATAGTCAGGACTTGTATGGTACTGGCAATGATGCATTATTCCAATATAACACAACCCAAACTACACATTCTTTGGTGCTTGGATTATCCGCTGATTCCAACGCAATAATAATTGCGGAGAAAGCAGACTTTCTTACTCCTACTTTGGCCAATTTTGGATTGGGGGTGGCACAAACAAACCCAACCATAGCTATTCAGTCCGCTGATGCGACCAAGACTTACGAAGGTGCATTGTATACCTATTCTGG